ACGAACTCTCTGAGGTTCATTTTCTCACTTACTTGTTTGGCTTCACCGATGTGGTGGATTGTGCCTTTTGCTTTTAACTCTTCCATTTGTTATTTGGTTTACTTGTTTAAAATTTATCGAATGATATTTGCTCTAAAAACCATTGAGGATTTTCAAAGAATTTGTATTTTTTGGGGTCTATATCAAGAATCTCAGATTCGAAATGTTCAAATTTATATTCACCCCATCCAAGTTCTATCCTTGTGGCAACTATTGGAGTTCTTAAAATGGTGCTATTTGTTATGTACATTTTTTCATTATGAATAAAATACAATCCTTGACCTGGCTTTATTATTCTATTTCCTTTTAATTGATTGCATTTTCTACATGATGTGATAAGATTTGAAATATGATTGCTTCCACCCTTTGAGATAGGGTGAATGTGGTCGCACTCAAGTTCTGCTTCTGACCCATTTACTCCGCAATATTGACAGGTAAATTTATCTCTTTTATAGACCCTCATTATAATTGCTGAACTTGGTCTTTCTTTAGCCTGTTTCATTTATTTACTAATTGTTGAAAATACTCATCATAGTACTCAGATGCTTGTTTCAATCGCTCAATCATCTGAATTTCTTTGTCCTCATCTCGGTCCCACCATAAGACAGTGATTCTCTTCTCCGGGTCAATGTGGTCGACTCGGTGCAGTTGTAGGTTCTCCCATTCATTGAGGTACTCATCCCAAGTAGTCACCATGCAGTAAACCAACTCAGCCATTCCACGATCATACAACATCATGTATGCTCTCAACTGCCACTCATAGTCAGATTTATATCCCTCCTCAGGTGTAGCTGGGAACGTATCCAATGACCACGATGTTTTGATGTCGATGATTTTGTTGTCCAGGACAATATCAGCTGTGCCGATTAGGTAGTCATTTTCCATGGTCACCTCGTTCTTTCGGTAGTCAGTGAATCGAACTGCATTGAGTAGGGAGATGGATTCGAGTTCCTGCTCCCTACCTTTGAAGATATACTTGTTGTTAAGTTCAGTAGTGTAGTTGTAGAATGCCTCCTTTGCACACTGTCTGATGTAACTCTTTGCGGTTTCGCCCATTTCTGACTTCCCTCTTCCGTTGGTCATCAGCTTCCCGATTTGCGATGGATGCCATTTCATAAGTTCAATGCTTTGAGTTGGACTTCAGTGAGTGCGTAGTTGGCAACCAACTGCTCTGCTGTGTACTTGCCATTGGCGATTGATTCAAGTGCTTTCTCGAATCGAGCATTATCAATCTTTGGCTTTCCTGTTGTTTCCGATGCTGCTGTATTTCCATCATCATCAACTGCCTGAAGTGATAGAAGTGATTGAATGGTACCTCGCCTGAAGTATGTAACTGCCGCCAGTACTTTCTGAGGGTCAACGATTGGAGGCAAACTCATGAATGACTCAATCTGCTCTCCTGATTCGATGTCAATGATACGAGTCACCACATCATTGCCAACCACAGGCTGCAACAATAGCAGTCCATGCTCGTGAAGGATTGGCTCCACTGTATCGAGCAGTGCATTGATGTCCGCATACGAGTTCTTGAAGTGTGGATTCTTTGCATTCTTGGACACCTTGCCAATTTGCTGCTTGGCAGCGTGTAGCTTCTGCCAAATGTTGAGTGTTGTCATCACCGACTCCTCGGCTTTTTTCCTTGTTGTTGTCATAATTGTATGTATTTGATTGTAAAAATAGAAATTTATTTGATTACTTGTGTAAATTCATCATAAAATTTCAGCATATCTGCAAAAGTTTTCACGATGATGTATGTTCCTCCAGCTTCCTCGATGGCTTTTTGGTAGTCCTTTTGTGCCTGAGATTGCCTGTCCTTGCCATACTTGACCTCAATCTTCACACTTCTTCCATTGATCGTGGCAGAGATATCTGCTGAGCCTGGAGTTCCTGTTCCCTTGGTCCACTGACCACCAATGGCAACACCATCAGTGCGGTACTTTTTTCGATACACACCCATTGTGTTGATTCGCTCTGCTTGGCATCCATTGAATTGGAGGAATGCAATCACCGATTTGGTGAGTTCATTCGCTGAGTTGTCGTTCCAATGAGTGAGCGCAATCATCTCAGGTTTTATGTTTGGATATTTCGCCATCTTGTGCTTCAGTTGTAGGTCCTTGAGGATTTGTCTTTCTTGTCGTGTCATAGTTTATATTTTTTTAAATATTACAAAGCAATCATATATTTGATTTTCAAAATCAGCTTTCCAAGTTGGCATCATCATCAATTGATATTTTTTGCCATCAATTAAATGTATTGATTTTGGTATTAAATCTTCAAAATCAATTTGCTTTAAAGTCATTCGAAAAGTTAAATACTCATTTTCAAGATGTATACAATTGGTTAAATTTTTCATAGTTCTTTAGCTTTATCATTTAACTCATCCCACACATCACCATCAGTCGGTGGGGTTGACTGTTCTCCTTCCAATTCAAAATATCTTCCGTTGTGGTTCCTTCCCTTGGTCATCTTGTATCCTTTGAAGTCAGCATATGCCTGAACCCATTTGAGGAATCTGCGTGGCTCCAGGTCCTTGAATCCTGTGAACTCAGATGTAAACTCTTGCAACTTGGCTGAGTTGTAGTGGTAAACTGATACAGGAAGATTGCCTTCCTCAACCCAATCAAAGAAGTCCTTGCAAGTCGCCTGGATGAATCTCTTGGCATCTGCGTTGATGCTGATTGATTTCACAAGTCCGAATTGTAGGTAATTCTGAAGGCATCCAATCATATAGTTGTCAAATCTGAGCCAATCATTCTCACCCCAAGAGTCGAACAGCAATCGACCATACTCATCGAGTGGACTGCGCTTGGCATGGAAGTACTGAAAGAACTCCAATTCATGTCTTCTGCGATCGTGAGATGAACCAGCACCACTGATGACATAGTTGGTGGTGATGACAATCTTTGGTGATCGGTCAAATGGTATGAAGATTTCATCCTTATTTTTTCTATTCACAGTGATTCCCTCAGTGATAAGGCTGAATAACTGCTCGAAATCAAAGTTTCTGCGCACATCATCGAATGCAAGTATCTGAGTATCGAGATTCACTCGCTGATAAACGAAATCCGACTTACTTGGATTGAAACTCTTGCCATCTATCTTGACAATTTTGCGCAGATTGCCGATGGCTGTCAACATCAGTGACTTTCCTGAGCCACCATTCGGGTTGTCATCAATCTCTTGGTCATTGAAAATGATGGCTTTTTGGTCAGTTTTATCCTTGTAGGTATGGATTAGGTATCCGAGCGTAGTTTCAAGCGCTGAGATGCGCTGAGAATCATCCGCTGATACCTTGCTCACAAAGTTTTGGAAGTCATTTGTTGGGTCTTCCATCAACTTGAAGTCACGTTGTATGATTTGATTCTCCCAAATGTAGCCATCTACATCGATATAGGACATCAATTCGACTGCATCCTTTGTCACCTTAGCCACTCCATTCTTGTATGGAATGAATGAGGCATCCTTTGTATCCTGGAGCATGAGGATATTGATGCTGTCAATCATGTTGAGGAATGATTCAGTAAACAAAAACGTTGACTTTGAGCAGTAGTTCCATACATCGAGTTCTTGCTTGTCCATTAGATAGCTAAGGACAAAGTCCTTAATCTGCTCAGTGCTGGAGATTCTAACCTTGTTCTCAATCACCCGGACAAATGTTGGCTTCTCTGCATTCTCGGGATAGTACTTGTTGAATCCATTCTTGACCAAGAACTCAGAGTACTTGAGTGGCTCAATGCTCACTGCACCCTTGTCATTCTTTGACCAAAAAATGTCATCACCTGTCTTGATTTCTTTCTTGACATCCTCAACCACATCACTTCTCACATTGAGTTGTTTCTTGATGTCCTCCTCAGGGATTCCACTCTTTAGCTTCTGCTTGATTTTTTGAAAGGTCTCCTTGTCCTCAAAGTACTTCATGCCGAATGTGGCTTTCTTGTATGCACTTCTGATGGTGGTGACCATCTCTTGCTCTGAGAATGATGACCCTTGGCAGTACTTGGTCCAAATGTATTGCTCTGCTGTATCCTTGTGGATGCCATACTCGCAGAGTACAGCTGCCAATTTGAACACAAACTCATTGCGACTTCCTTCAACGAACTCACAGCCATGGTCGAAGCGTTCAATCAGGCTGATGATTTTATCCTCATCATTGAGTACACAGGTTGGTGTGCGCTCAGTGTAGTTGAATCCTTGATCGTGTTCAATACCGTTGAACTCTTGGCAGAACTCATTGAAATATATCTTCGGGTCATAGGATTCGAAGCATACTCGACTCACATTTGAGTTCTTGTGGTCGAAATATTCCGATTGAAAGTACTTCCCGAATGCAGTGAATCTGCGCTTATGTTCAACCTTGTCGCATTTCGGGATTCGGATGACTGCTTTCAACCCATTGCCTGATGGAGATGTGAACACCATCATAACATGAGAGTCATCGATGAGTCGCTGTCTCTCTGCATCCATTACTTTCTTGCTTGGATATTGGTCAAAGTCCAGGATGCACAATCCACTGTGTTCAACCAAGCTGTTGTCATTGCGCTCGGTGAAGATGCCATTGAACATGATGGCATTCAAGGATGATTTGAGGCGGTCATGTTCCGGGTCTGACTTCTCCAATGAGCGGATTGCATTGATTTTGCGTATCAAGTCAGGTGTGCCGTTCTTGATGCGGTTGTGTACCTCATAAATACTCAGTGAGTATGGTGTTTCCTTTGAGGCGAATAGGTTTCTAAATACTGAAAATTTCATGTTATAGTTGTTTTGTGGGGTGTAAATATATGAATTTCGTGACAATAAAGTGAATTTCGTGACAAAGTCAAAAATTACCGTCACGCTCTACAACCCAATACTGTATTGTGTTTTGTTGTTTTTTTTGCTATTTCGTGACGGTGACGCTTCAAAAACTTTTGGGTACCCCCATCAGCTATGCAGAAGGTGGTAAACAGCAGATAAGAGGCTCCGTCATTTCGTCATTGCGTCACAGCTTTCTGAGCATAGATGCCTCTCTTGATTCTGCTCTTGATGACTTTCAACGATCCATAACTATTACACTTCATGATGTCCTCAACAAGGCTCCTGGTTGTTTGCCTATCTACACCATCCAGGATGAACTTGTATTGACTTGTGTATTCAGCATATACCTTATCTTTTATCTCAACCATCCACTTGTGTTGCCTGATATTGTGGATGACCAGTGCATGATGTCTCTTGAATAGTTTTCCGATTTCAACCATTGTCATCCCTGATTCCCTGAGTTCATTCATCAGGTAGCATCTGCGATAGCTGTCCTCTTGGATTCTTGATTTGCCTGAGAGGTTGTCTTGCTGAATTAGTTCTTTGATTTTTTCGATGTTGTTCATATTGGTTGTACTTTAAATTTCCCATCATTGTATCTGCCTGACCACATGAGTTCACTCTTGTACCAATAGGCAAGTGACTTGCTGTGGAAGTTCCACTCCTGGACAACCTTGGTCCCGATGTGGTATGTTAGTTTGAATTTCATTTTCGTATTTTGTAGGTTTGTATTCCGCTTTTTAATTCTTTATGTATGACTTTACCCTCATCAACAAGCTCTCCAAGTGCATAGAAAAATGGAGTAGCATTCCATCGCGGCAGACCAAATACCATGATTTCACTGCTCCCTAATATATCCCAATCAAAATCTGATGGCTTTCTTGTTTTTCCATCGCTCATGTATTCAATCATAAATACTTTAGCAGCATTAATTAATCTTTGTTCCATAGTGTTTTGTGGTTTAAATTGTTTGATTTTTTTCAATGGTTGGCAACTCATATCTCTTGGTGTTTGATTTCACAAATTCTGCGATATAGATCGTGGTTGAATGTAGTCCAATATCGGTCAAGGATTGGTCGGTTAAATGAACCAACCCCATTCATCTTCGTCATCGTGCGCTCGGACAATGGCATCCTCAAAGTAATTGTTTTCATAGGCTCGAGCGATGTACTCATCGCATTCTTTTGTTTCCTTAATTGTAAGATGTTCAGCATATTGTTTATTTATTATTTTGTAGTTCAACATATCGATAACCAAGATAGTGTACTCGGCAATGATGTGACCATTGGTTGGCGTATCTCCATGGTCCTCGAGTTCGATTTCAATTTCTACTCCAGCAGTGGTCATCGTGGTGAAGTAGTCACCCATTTCAATTATTGTACTTTTCATTGTAAACTCTTTGAGCATATTTGACATAACTTCCTTTCAATTCGTAGCTTTTATTCAGTGTCTTTTTTGTCTCTTTTGTACCTAAGACAGGAAGAGTATTTGTGGACACCAACCAAATCATGAAGATTGTACCTGCGATGAATGTAACCACACCACCGAGAATCTGACGCTCGTCTTGGTTGAGGTCAGTGAATAAAAATTTAAGCGTTTTCATTTTCAATTCGTTTTAAGATTTCTAATGTAGTTGACCATCTTGCACGAGCCATCTTAGTAGCTTCGTGTTCTCTTCCGAATGTTAACTCAGAGTTTTTTAATGCTACCCAAAGTTTTGACTCTTCGTCTTTAAGCATTTGGATAATTTTGTCTTGTTTTCTCATAGCGTTGTTTTGAATTTGATACGGTGAAATTAGTCATAAGTTTCATATCTGCAAAACTTTTTTAACTTTTTTTTTCATCTATGCACAAAATAACACAAAAAAAAGGGGCGTTTCCACCCCTCAAAACAATTATGAACTCTCGAATTTACAAAGGAAATTTCATAGAATCGATGTTTTTGTAAACTTTTTTCTGACCATCTCGCTCAAGTCGCTCAGATTCGAAGATAAGAATGCGACCTCCGGTAGGTTTAACAGGCGCACCACGCTCAACATGCCATCCTTTGGAGCCATCACCGTACTCTTCCTTGTATGTTCCTGTGAGCATCAGGTGAATCTGCTTGTGTTCATGTCTCCAACCTGTTTTTGAATGGTTTGAGATGGTATCTCTGACGTCATTACGGGCAGCATTCTCGTGGATGTGACCCATTGTGAACACATCGAAGTCCTCATACATCTCCAATGCCCTGGTCAGATTCAATGCTCCCTTTGTGACTACACCACCACCACCTGAACCATGGAAGTACTTTATCTTGAATGATGAAACGACATTGCTGTCAAATGTTTGGCGCACTACAATCCAACCACCATATCCTCCAGCATAGACCTGAGTTCCATTCTTGTAGTTCAGAAGGTCAACGAATCTCTGAAGGATGTCGGTCTCTTGATATTTGATGATTGCGGTCTCATGGTTGCCGTATCCGATAACAGTCAACAGGTGAGCGTATGGTGACCACCACTCAACAGCTGTCTCAACGATTGAATCCAAGTACTTAGCATTGTTGTGTTCAGGTCTGATATCTGACTTGTTCCCTCTGCGATCTCCGCGCCCCTGCATGAGGCATAGCATATCCCCATTTATCATGATGGGTATGTCATTAGCCTTGCAATACTCGAGGTCTCTCTTTAGAAGTTTCCAATCGCATTTGGGATTGTCCCAGTGGATGTCAGAAAGCATTGCAATCTTGACCTGTTTGCCATCCATCTGAATCTCGTGGATGTTCTTTGCGTGTTTTTTTACAATCATAGTTGTGTTTTGGAGTACCTGAAGAGGTACATGGTTCCCATTCCAATAGCAAAGCCGAGAATCAGTACCCAAAAATTTGGTTTTGCCTTTTGGCTTTTGTACTTTGCCACCTCAATCTTCTGCACTTGTCGGATGGTGTCTCTCTTGAGTCTATATTCAATGCGTGTTTGCCACCTAGTTTGAGGCACATAAGACGTCTTGTATTGAATTATTGTGTCTTTTGTGGTGTAATACCTCTCATATACGATTTGATTGTCTCTAATGATAGGAAAAGAGTCAACTGTTGTGATGCGAATTGTGTCACCTACCTCCTCACATCGGTATCCTTTTTTCATTGCTTTGCGAAGGTGATAATTGGCCGAGCAAGATGCGAGTAAAATTATAAGGATAAAGCCTGAAAGTTTTTTCATTTTGTCAGGTTATAGGTTTAAAATTCGTTAAGTAGACAGTATGTCACTGATTTCTGCGTCTTGGTTGCTCTGATAAATGTACGATATTTATCCATGTTATTCACTACCTGGCAACCTGCTGACCACCATCCGATGGTTGCACCTGTGTTGTCTTGAGTTATGTCGTATGTGTTTGGATGGAAGTTGATGCCGAAGTATCCGGTCTGAACTTGACCGATTTCTTCGCTCTTATCATCCTTATCGGTGTCCCTATTCACTGTAATCGATGAGCCAAGCTGAAGCAGTGCATCGACCTTGCCATTGTGTTTGCCAAACTTCCAAAGATTGTAGTACCATGAATCAGCAACAACCACAGCGGCACCTGATTTGTTTACCTTCTCGAATTGTTTGAGTGTTGGCGTACCTGGATTGGTGGTACCTGATGCGACTGCAATGAACTGCTCACCCTTGAAGAGGTAGAACTTGTCATCGAATCGATTCGGTGTGTCTTCATTAGATCGTACACCAAGAATCCAATGTTCTGAAGGAATGCTCTTGAAATTGCGCAGCGTTTTGACCTTATCGAGTAGCTGCTTGTCGGTATATGCTCTGACCATAATTTGTATTTAAAGGCTCAAATGTCCAGTTTTTTGCGCAATTTAATGGACTTTATAAACCCCCGACAACCGTATCATCGGGGGAGCGCATGGCAGTTCTTATGGTATGCGTCTGCGTGAGGTTATTTCCAATTGTCAAGTTCACTCTTGGAGCGAGTCACAAATCTGCGCATCGCTGCAAGGATGTTCTTGCCTGTCACACTTTCATAGCTTTCATTGATGCTCTTGACCTCAACCACTACGCAAAAGAATGCAACAAATTTTGTCATGATTAACTCAACTGCAATGAAGTGAGCGATGATGTCACCAGCAATGAACTTCTCAATCAAGAACGTGAACACAATACCACCCGAATAGAGCGCAGCCTTACCAAGTGTGTCACTCAATCTGCGTGATTTGAATGAGGACCAACCATTCTTTTTGACTGAGCGCCAAACTCCGAATATGGTGTCAATGAATATGGCGAGAATAGCAACCAAAACTAATGGTTGCACTGGAGCGAGTACGGTAAACAATGAAGCGAAAATTGCGAGTGTTGTGTTTTTCATCAGATGACTAAGATTGAGTTATTGTAGCCATTGTCTCGAGGATATCCGCACTCCCATTTGCCGTCATAGAAGCAATCGCCCTGACACATATTGCATTCAACTTGTGGTCGAAGGTCAGTGTCACGATTCTCATGGCTCGTGAAGATTGGATATTCTGCTTTGTTTTTAATCAGGTAGCGAATCAAACGCATCTCAAAAAATGAAGCCTTCTGAGCATAGTGTTCCATACCGAATGCTACCTCAGAGCGAGTGACAGGTTGTGAGAAGTCACCACTCTGCTGTTGCAGTCCTTTATTCTTTAGCTGATATGTCAACCCAAATACGGCATCCTCAGCTGAACGCCAAGCAATGACAGGTTGAATGAACTTGACAAGTTGCTCCTCTTCAGGTGTGAGCGTTTGATTGTTGTATGCCTCAAGCAAATGGTTGTAAAAAACAGTACCAAGAATCGGCATGATTCGAAGCTGTGCTTGAGTTGCTACATATGGGAACACATCAGTCACATCCACATTTGCTGTGATGGGTGTGTTGGTCTTGAGATAGTTTTCAGTGATAAAGTACAACATCAGGCTTGAGGTATTTGTGGTTGTGCTAATGCAGCGGCTTGTGCTTGAGTAACGTCACCCCCTTCAATCGGTGGAAGTGATGCCAATGCTCTGACCTCGTTGACAGTCATCTGCTCGAGGACCTTGGTTGCCACCAATGGACTCATTGCATTGAGAGCATCTTGTGTCTTGGAAGCATCTCCCTCGATTTCAACGATGGTCTCATTGATGATTTGGAAGTTGTTGATTTGGAACTCAGCCACACTCAACTTGGCAATGTGAAGTAACTCATTGAAGATATCTTGAATCTGCTCTCTGAGTGGCATTACAACATTTTTCTCGAAGATGACATACGCTTGTTTGATGTCTGAACCTGAACCAAGTGAGCCGGTTGTTCTGACTCCCATCAATATCGGGTCGATTGTGTGAGCAAAACAAATCTGCTCAGTGTTCAATCCTGATGCTTCCTGGAATAGTTTGTCATTCGAGTTGGTCGGTAGGCTCTCAATCTTCGGCAACTGCTCCTGAGAGTTCGCAAAGAATGCGGCAGTTTTACCAGCATTGTGCGCACCCTTGAGTTTATCGATGGTTTGGCGCAGTACGTTTTTCTCTTCCTCCGATTGCGGTCGCTTAGGGAACATGATTGCAAACGATGGGAAGATTGAGTTCTGAATATTGGACTTTGCAAAATAACTTAACTCTCCCGACAAAAATGCAAAGTTAAGTGCGGAACTGTATTTTGGTATGGGATACCAATCTTGCCCTAAGCACTCGACCTCATACACAAAAAGCTGCTCACGATCAGTGCAAGATGGATGATGTTGTTTAATCTCCTGAACATTAATTCGAGTCGACCAATCTTCACAAATAAAGTACTGACCTTTTTTGCGACCTTTTCTGACTTTGTCAGGTGAGACATTCTCCGCCCTGGTCATCTTCATCTTCTCATCAAAAAACAATCTGAAGTAAACTCGGTTGTGTACAATCAATTGCTCAGTTGTGATTCGAGCGGTCTTTTTGAGTTTGATTTTTTTCTCGAATGTGTACAATTCAAGCAAGTCCTTTGGAGTTGCGTTCTTTGTCTTGAGTTCAAATCCACCACCAATGACTGCATTTGTTTTGTAGTCAACAATGGCACCATGAAGTGGACTGCTGTATACCATTTGATTCAACAGCTGTGGATACATATCATCCTGACCGAATCTAATTTGGTCGGCAGTAGTGTATCGACCATTGACATATGGAAGAGATAGGTTGGCACCACCAACTTTGAGGAATGGTGTGCTGAACGCATCATAATTGGATGTAATCATCTCAACCTGTGAATCTTTTTTTGCTCTGAATATATCGTACCAAGCCATGTGCTAATCGTATATAGATGAAATTGATGCGCCACTGACAACCATTCGACCCTCTTCAATGACAACTCCTGTGGTGTCATCGATTGATGTTGGTGGTATGGTTGATTCGTACACGCTGTATGTATATTGTCCCTTCATTAGTTCCGCATCGATTGGTTCATCCAGGTAGAAGAGATTGAATCTCTCGGGATATGGTGACTCATCGGTGTTGGTGAAGAGGATGGGGTCTGAGGTTGGGTTCATTTCGTTCTGAAAAACGAACAAATAATATGGTGAAGGTATCGTTGACACCTCTGACAATGTCACGACAATACTGTTCACCTCACCCTTGTTGATGTATATCATTTGTATATGTTGCAGATAGGTCAAAATTTGTTCACAATCTTCCATTTCATTATGATATATGTGGTAGAATTTACCACTTAATGTATAGCAAAAGGTAAAATTTGCACATAATACTGTACAAAAAAAGCCACCCCGGAGGATGGCTCTCACAACTATGAACAGGAAAAGTTGATTTAGAGGGCAGGAACAACAGCTGCAACAGCTGCTTCCTCGATTTCATAAGCAAGGAAATCATTCTCTCCAAGGAGAGTGACACTGTACTTGCTACCATCAGCACGAGTAGTACCTGAACCTTCACCAACTGCGCTGAGTTGGAGGAATGGGAAGTACCAATATTTGCCGTTCATGTCCTTGACAATAGCATTGAGGTATTGTTGACCAGCACCCAAGATTTTGATTGCTTGAGATTTGTCTTGGTCTCTTCGGTGGAACATGAGGTTGATCGTAGCAGTCACATAAGATGAACCGTTCACGAGGTCGATTGCTGCATCTTCGGTGTAGCTTCCTGTGTTTCTGCGGATTTCAAACGCAGTGTAATCAGGAGCGCCAACATTCAAAGTGATTGAATCGATGGTCCATGTATTGGTTGCATCTAATGCAAATGTGTCAATGTTATCTTGCTGATTAATCCAAATTTTTTCGATGCCACCACTATTGTTGTCGCACGATTTGACGATTGTTTCTAATGCTTCACAAGCCATTTTGAATAGTTTAATCAGTTAAAAAAAAGAGGGGAGTATTTCATCCCCTCATTGGGATTCTTATGAGTAAAGAACGATCTCAGCACCGTTAACGTGAGTGAAACCAACTTTCATATTCGCACGAGTACGGATGTACGGCTCAGCAACAGTGTCAGATAAGTTCACTGCTTTCAACGCTTTAGAATCACCTTCAGCATCGAATGCGTAGATAAGCGAATCTTTAAGTGCAAGGACAGCAGTATCATTCGGCATACCTTCACAAACAACAACTTTCACACCTAAGTAAGTCAAGGCAAGTGGAGTTGTAACGTATGTCATAGTGTTACCTGAAGCAGCAGCCAATTCGTATGCGTTAGCGATGTTTGTAGAAACATACAAGCGAAGGTCAGCTTTCTTGCGGATGATTGCAGCTGGAGCGGCAGCGAAAATCTTAGCTAATTCAGCCAAAACATTGCTTGAAGTTACAGTTGTATTAGCAACATCAATAACATCAGCATCAGCCAATAAACCTTTGATATAACCATCACAAAGAGAAAGCGTTGTATCTACTGAAGTGGTGTCACCTTGCCAACGGATAAGCTCGATATCTTGACCGATTGCTTTAGCCATTTCATTCCAGTAGAAATCCATGAATGAAGCAACTGAGAAGTCACCATTTGAACCTTTTGCCATTTGCAAAGCAAGGAATGATTGCTCGAGGTCAAACTGACAAATTTGCGCCATGCTGCTTAACGCACATACTGAAATTTCAACAGCGCTCAAGTCGTCAGCCGGAGCCGAAAATGAGCAGTTTGAGGCTTGTAGTGGCTGTGAAAATAACACAGTCGCAAGTTTGGTCTTATCCTTTACACCTGGTAAAAGACGGTAGTTGTCAGCAAGAGATTCTTCACCTAAGTATGCTTTAGAGTAGAATGCCTCTGGGTTTGCTGCCAATAGAGCGGATGCGTCAACATCCAAATCGAAACGGAGTTTTCTTGACATTTTTATTTGGTTTTTATTGATTTACAAATTGTTTGAATTTCGCAAACTTTTCACTCATTGAGAGTGCGGCCGGTTGCATTTGACCTTCTTCTTCTGCTTTGTCTTCAGCGTACATCTCCTCAACTTGGTTGCGGAGGTCAGCAATCATTGCGATAAGTGCTTTCTCACGCTCTTCAATAATTGGCAAGACGATTGCAGCGATTGCCTCGGCATCGGTTGCTGGGTCGATAGCCATTGCCTCTTCAGTGGTGGTTGACTCTTCAGTTGTAGTATCTTCCTCAACTGTTGTCTCTTCCATCGCCACCTCTTCGGTTGCCATCTCTTCCTCAACCACTTCCTCGGTTGGTGTTTTTTCCACCTCTTTGATTTCAACAACCTCGCCATCCTTGATGACATAGATTTTGTCCTCAATGGTGTGTTCTCCATCAGGTAACTTCATGTTATTTAGTTTAATTTGTTCCGATAATTTCAGACCGAGAAAGCCTTCAATGGAGAAACCGACTTGATCGTTGGCAACCAATTCGGCAAAGTATTCAGCATCGGTCACCTGAGCGGTCACCATGAGTGTGCCTTTCGGTACCTCAATGCCAAATGTCGAGTAAGCCTTGTCCTGTTTTGGGTTGTCAACAATCCATGTCTCAAGGATGTAAGCTGGTACTTTTTTCTCGGTGTCATGTTCCAAGTTGAAGATGTCACGATTGCGCAAATCAGCCATGAACTTGGTGTGAATCTGCTCAATGACTTCCTCAGTGAACTGTACATAATACTCACCATCTCCATCACTTTTTCGGTAGATGTCCATCGGTATCATGGCAGGTGCTGTGATGCGATACTTCACGTCATCAGCAAACATCAAACGCTTCTCACTTCCAAATGCCATGCCTTTGACCTTAATAGCCGGTAGATTTGTGAAAGCAATCATCTCGATTCCCAAGTTTTCTCCATCGGAGTACTCGTCATCGATTGTGATTTTGTAGATAGGTAAGTCCTTAGTCATTGCTTATGTTGCAGATTTTGTATATTTGTTCAAAAAATAACTATGATAACAATATTTGAAAGGGAGATTCCCAACAAAATGAGCGAGTTGACAATCGAGCAATTCGAGAAAATCAGCCAAATCCTAAACAATCAGGAGTTCGACAACATCGAGAAGTACGTTGAGATGTTCAAATATCTTGGCATCGATGAGAAGCTATGGGATGACTACCCATTCAGCGAGTTCATTGAGTTGGTCAAGACGTTCAACCTGGACTCATACACACCACAGGATGCAGTGACATCCATTGAATTGGAAGGATACACCTACACAGCAGAGATGCGCCTGTCAGTTAAAGAGACAAAACTCATTGAGAAGATTGTCAACACCAAACCCAACCACTACATCAGTGACATCCTCGCAATCATGTTCAAACGAACTGACCTGAGCAACACTGAACACTTCGCTGATGCTCATTTGAAGCATAAGGCAAAGCTGTTCCGCACTGAAAAAGCAGAGTTGTGTGTTCCTTATATTGTATTCGTTACCGAAAAGATTGCAGAGTATGCAAAAGCCAACGCTCCCGAAGGGGTGGCACCAAGTAAATCTTGAGCAGTTCATTGAACTGAGAGGACTCCAGGCAGAGGATGGGTTGTTCAACCACAACATCGATATCCTATGTACCCTCACTGATTCCTATCCTGAGGACTTTGATGATGCTGAACTACATGAAGTAGCTGAGTGGTTTAAAGATTTGCAGTGGTTGTATTCAGAGCCTACCAAGAATCACAGTGATCGTGTTGGAAAGTTCCATCTCAAACCAATGAATGAGCTGACATTGGGGGAATTTATCGACCTTGAGTACTACTTCACACAGGACTATATCAAGAATCTGCCAAACATCTGCGCACTGTTATATCGCATTCCTGAGATTGTCGAGGATGGAGTTGTTGCAAAATGGGAAACAACTACATTCAAACCATCAGCACGAGCGCACTACTTCCTTGAGCAACCAATCACCAAGGTATATGGCATCCTCACTGAGTACATCAAATTCAGGGACCAATTTATCTCAAAGCATTCCAACCTAATGACCGAAGATATCGAAGATGACCTCAGTGATATCGATGACCCGGAAGAGCGCAAAGAGGCAGAGAGACAAAAGGCATCCAACAAATGGGGATGGGAGCAACTCATTTGGTCCATGTGCAATGGTGACCTCACCAAGTATGAGCAGGTCATCAACATGAAGCTGATACTTGTGTTCAACTTCCTTGCAATGCGTAAAGAGTTAGATATTTAGTAATCGAGTGAATAATTGAACTCACCGAATAGTGGCTCAAAGTCATATATCACCTTCGGCTTTTTGCGCAATAGATTGCCGAGTTCCAGGATAGGAAACTTCTGAGCCAAATCAGCCACATACATTCCATACATCTCAGCAATCAACCCATTCATCTCGAGAGCATCATTGAATTTCTGAACCAAATGGAAGGGAGCAATGGTTGCTGTTCCGTTGTTGAGATA